AACTTTTCCATGCTGCTAAAGTATAATTATTAGATGATATATCCTATTTCTTTATCTATTCTTTCAAGCTCTACGCCTATCATAAAACTGTCTGGCTTAGTGATTCTTACGTCCAACATCTTAGTCTTGTTGTTCGCTCTTTGATAGTATCTTATGTAGCCATTTCCAGGGAACTCAATCTTCTCTACGGACTCCTTTCTGAACTCGTTCTTTACCTTGTTTTCAAGTTCACGCTTCTCCTTTTCGAGCTGCTTGATCATTTCCTTAACTGTCTGAAGATGCTTTGCCTGACCAAGTAACTCTTCGTCACCCATCATTATCTCCTGCTCTACCTCGTGTGTGTCTGAGATGAATGCTGAGTAGTGTTCGTTGTCGTTAGGTTCAGGTTCAAGTTGCTGTATGACCCCCATCCAATCATCGTACTTCTCGTAGTTCTCATCATCCTTCGCCATCTCAGCCTCAAGAAGAGCCTGTCTGCCCTGTAGGACACGCTTCCAAAACTCGTAGGTTCTTTCGGTTATCATATCAACTATCTCCTCGTTACGTTCTATTGGGAATACCTTGAACCCTCTACCGTCAATGAGTATGGCTATCTCAGCGTAGTCGCATTCCATTATCATCATCTGCTGATGAACCTGTATTATGTACATATCAGGAACGCCATTGTACTTCTTGTAGACAAAACCGTTCATCGTCTTTATCTCCAACGGACATAGCGTTGTCGTTATCTCGTCAGATAGAGTTCCGTCATCGTTCAACTTGCGTGAACCTTTCTCAATAACCCTGTCCAGGTTGCAGTAAAGGTGTGGGTACTTGGGATTCTGTACGAAACCTACGAGATGACTTGCGTTACGGATTACATTGCCCGCTTCAAAGTTGCTCATATACCCTTCCTCTGTTCCATCGTAGTAAGCCCATAGACGAGCCACGTACTCCTCTTGGTATATTCCGTGAAATGCAGGGGCAGACATAGTCCTGTCTGGCTCCATCGTTCCTACCTTCTCGTGGAACAACTGCATCGGTGTCGGTTTGTAAGGACTCAATCCACATACAATAGCTGCTGTTGATGCTCCTAACCCATTATTCCTGTATTCAAACCACTCAGGAGTTCGGTCTTCAATCTCTGTTACCCATTCGTATTTCATATTGCTAATTTAGTTTTTGTGTCCGTAATCTATTTGTGGTCTAAAATCTACTCTTGTATTCAAGTATCCTCTTTAGTATGAATTTATCTCTACTTACATCTAATAAGGAGTCTCTTACATCGTAATAATTACCAGACCTTATTTCTCTCCAATCATCTATACCTAAGTCGTGAGACTCAACAAATATCATTTTCCTCCAATAAGATGGGCATTTTTCTTCTTGACCGTATGATTTCTTTTGCCACCATATTTGTCTATCAAACTCTTTCACTATTTGATTGTAATTCATTGCTTTGTTTTAAAATGGAACTTCCTCTAATTCATCATCATCAGCGTATGGCATCCTCGCCTGACGCATCGCTTCGCTATTCACAACATACTCGTGCTTGTCACGTTCTAATGGATTCATTCCATCGTCATAGAACCTACCTTTCATCACATCGTAGGTTAACACACAGTCTCCTGTAGTTCCGTTCAGCTCCTTCTTCTTAATCTTCTGAGAGATAAAAAGAGATGTAGAGTCTTGAGGTTGTGAGTTGTAGAATGGTCGGTGGAACATGATGATGTTGTCTGCCTTGTTGTTCCACATTGCGCCACCTGCGAAGTCGTAAACCCTTGGAGTCTTGTAGTCTCCTGTTCTCTCGTCCTTCTGTATGTTACTGTTAGGGTGAGCTACGATTACCATGTAGACATTGTTCTCCAACGCAAACTTCTTCTGAACTCTGAAGAAATCTTCCAAGAACTGATCGTCACGCATTCGGGTGCTTCTGTCTCGGTATATCGCATTGAATGGGTCTATCATACATCCATCGATGTTGTGCTTTATCATTGTCTCCACAAACTTTCGGTTGATATACTCTTGGCTCGGCATCTCCTTCTCAGGGTAGATGAAGTAGAACTTATCGTTCAGTTTCTCTGCCGCCTGGCGATACTCATCCTCAGACATTTGATTCTGATGGTGTTTGTACGGTGACTTTCCTACCATAGCGTGAATCAACTGATTGTAGAAGAACTTAGGAGGATACTGTTCGGGAGAGAATATAGCCCACCTATAGCCATCCATCAAAGACTTCATAAGCATAAGTTGTAGCATCATCGTGGACTTACCAAAGTTACCGATACCGCCTACGATTGTTATCTCTCCCCTTGACCATCTGAACCTTTCGTCTATTCCGTTGAAGTGTGTTGTCTCTCCCTTCTGATTACCAGAGTGGAAGTCTTTCAACATATCAGGAAAGATGTCGTTCAGGTAGATTACATCCTCAAGAGGTCCATCCAAAGATTCAAGTTGCTCCTCAATGCTCTCTCTTGTGACTGTATGTATGAGCCTATCGTCCTCAGTAAACTCGGCAGTTCCAAAATCAGCCACGTAGTTTCTGTAGACAGAGTTGAGAATCACATCCAGCTCCTTTACAGTGAACGAACCTCCGCAGAAGTCTCCGATCATAGGGTTACGTATTTCATCTTTGGTCAGTCCGAACCTCAGACATCCACAGGTAAGTTTGAATACAAAGTTGTTTCTGTTACCTTCAAAGAATCCCTCGCCCTTGTTAATCATCCACTTCTTTAGCTTCTCGTAGATGGTATTGTCGGTTGTTACGTTGACAGGAGTAGCTTCATACACTTTCTCAACGAACCTGTCGTACACTTCCCACTTACGAGCGATGTAGATGTTAGGGTCGTAACTCTCGAAACATACACGACTCAGATTCCTACCTGTAGGGTCAAGGTCTTCAAAGTCCTCAAGCATAGCATCAAAGTGTTCGATGTGCCTTTCGGGTTCAGACACTTCTACCAACGCCTTTACACCGCTACCACTTGGAGAAACCCAACACGCAATCACGTACTTGTTCTTCTTCAGCTTGGCTATCTTATCCGAAATCTTACAGTGGTCAAAGTCCAAACATATCAAGCCTGTGTAGGAGATGATGTTGTTGTCGTTACGAGACTTGAACACGCCAGAGAACAACGGAGATGGCAAGCTCTTCTTAACACTATCACGTTCCTTTCCAGAGCCAAGTCTACGTATCTGGTCAACCTTCTCCTTGCTCTTTCCTTTCTTGATTCGGTTAAGAGCCTGACCAACAGTAATTGTATGCGAAGAGTCTACATCGAACAGACTCTCATAAATGCTTATCTCTCTTTCAAACAGTTCTTTCATCTATTCTCTCTGTATTTCCAACCCTTACCTACATTCTTGTAAGATGGGTTTATGTTCATCATCTTCCTGACGTAATCATCTCCTGCACCTATTGCCTCTTTCTCGGACAGGCTAACAGAGTTTTGATCACGGATAATATCATAAGCCTCAGACAGTCCTACATACTTCCATCCTGGCTCAACTATCGGTATAACCTCATCCACCTCCCCATCTGCTCGAACATAGTCAAGCCAAGTCTTTTGGTTCAAGTAGGTAGATGGATACTTCCTAAACTTCTTGTCAGGAGTCTCAGCTAAGTACCTGCCTATGGTCTTGCGTATCATGTCTATCTCATCCTCAGACAGAGATACCCAAATGTCAAGTGACTTCTGCTTACCCTTCTTGTTGTCATACAATTCCCAAAACTTATCAAACTGCCTGACCCTTACATCTGAATCCGCTTGTTTATTGTTCTTTGTTTGTTTGTTTAATTGTTTATTTATACTGTCCGTGCCTTGCCCTGTGCTTTTACCTTGCTTTGCCCCATGCTTTACCAATGCTTTGTCCAATGCATTGCCGTTTTCTGGCGTAGCATCTATGGATATTATGTTTGCAGAGTACTGATTCTTAGACTTTTCTATCATCTTTATGAATCCCCATTCAACCAAGTCATTCAGACCCTTTCCGTATGTCTGATGCTTCCTAACTCCTATAGCATCCATTGTCATTTGAGATGGAAAACCAAACTCTTTCTTCCAACCTAACCTGTTACAATGTTCAATTGCAAAGAAATATATTGCTGAATGTATGGGCTTTACCTTGCTTGGATTCTCAAAGCACCAATCAAACCAACTGCGTGATAATTCGTAACTATTCATTGTTATGTAAAAAGGTAGGGGAGGTGCGCCAACACCCCAACAACAGGCTCAGAACTTGCGCTGTGTCAGTTTTATCCCCAGATGTAAGAATATTTTTCATGCCCTGATTATAAGTGTCTGCTAATATTGGCGTAGCAGATGCTCAAAGATACGAATTATTCTAATAGGTCGTTTATCTGATTCTGTATGTCAACTTCCTTCATAAGCCTGGAGGAGTTGATTACTGCGGCAAGAGCCTCCAACAAATCTACTGATGCATCCTTCATGTCATCGTCAGCCTTTGATCCACCTGCTGAGAATATAGCTGTTGATACTCCTAAGAATATCACGTTTAGTGGAGTGTCGTGAAGATGTTCCTGTCCGTGCATCCCTAAATCAACCATTCCTTTTACCACTTCCGATAGTAACTTGTCTGCTTCTTTTTCTGTCATCTTAATTTATATTAGTCATTGTGTATATTAACATTACCGTCATTACGTTCATCATAAACCACATAGGGTATGCATACTTCTTGAATCGTAATGTGTTGCGCTTATCCCAGCGTCTTACTTGATACCTTTTCATCTTATTTTTTTTGGTTTAACTTGTTAACACAAACTGTCTTACTTCGTAGAATGAAGGATCGCCATAACTACCCCATTCTTTTTCTTTCTTCTCTCTTTCTTCAGATGTCAGAACCTTATATTTAGGGTCTGCACCTTTTAATGCTTTATCATAAGAAGAAAATACCCCGCAAAATGAATCTACTAAATTAGAATCACCTTCATAAAACCAAAACAATAATACATACACTTTCATCTTATTTGTTTTTGGTTGTCTGTTACTTCCTCTTCATAGTCATCTTCTTCCGTTGGTTTGTAGAAGCTGAACTCTTTTTCATCCTGACTCCATACAGCTTTGTATCCAAGAGTATTGAGAATCGGAAACATCCTGTTCTCTCTAAAATCTTGATCCCATGCGATGGCAGTGTTGATTGTCTTAACTGCGTGTATTGCAGTTGCGTGGTCTTGGCTGAACAACTCGCCCATTGCTTTGTATGTCATGTCTTTTCTAAGATTCTTAATCAGCCACATCAAGACTTGTCTTGGCTCAACTACTTCTCTTGCTCTACTCTTCTTCCTTATATTTTCAAATGATGTTTTATACTCAAGTTCTACTACTTGTATTAACATCTTCAACTCTACTCTCATCTTACACAATGACCTCCCAAACAAAGCCATTTCACGCATCATTACCGCTTCCTGAATGAATGTCATATTCTCTTTAGGAATTGAGCTTAGTATGTCGTAGTAAATCTCAGAGTATCGTTCAGTCATTATTTTGTAAGGATAGTTTTTTGTTAGTTGTTCCTCCATTTTAATCGCAAATTTCAATTAGTATTCCTTTATTATAAAACATCAAGTCTTCGTACTCAAACTTTCTTGAGTCACGCAAGTTAAGTATTGTCATCGCAAACTCGTATGCGTGATCGTAACTTTCTGCCTTTAGTACGACTTTGTTTCCGAGACACTTAAATGTCTCAGCATCAGGGTGTTCTGCCGCAACCCTCACTATTACTTTAACCTTTCCTTTTTTCATTGTTTCTTTTATGTAAGTAATTCAGTAATATAGCCAACAACTGAATAATGACTATCTGAATAATTAAGTAAACTTGAATTTCAATCATTTAAAAGCCTGTAAACTGTCTTGTCATAATACATTTTACCTCTTGATGTTTTGTAACCTGCTTCGTTCAATCTGTGAGCAATAGTACAGTAGCCAAGTCCCTGCCTACGTAACTCCTGGGCAAATGGTCTTGCAACATTCTTATTTCTGTTGTTACGAGACTTTTCTTTCAAAGCAATTGTTGCAGGTAAAGTGTTTGGGTTGTCATTCCCACCCAACTTGGTAATCTTGTTACCAGCTTTAGATATGTAGTAACCATCACGATCAATGATTCTCTTGATGGACTGAGCAGCCGCCTTGTTACGTTCTGATATGATATCAGCCTCATGCTCTGCTACTGCCGCAAAGAGATGTATGGTCAACTTGTTAGCGTGTGGCATATCGCAACATACAAAGTCAACACCTGACTGATACAGGCTTGATACGAAATGTACGTTACGAGACAGTCGGTCTATCTTAGCTATTACAAGTGTAGCACCTTCATCCTGGCATCTCTGTATCGCCTGTTGTAGTATAGGTCGTTTGCCCTTGCTTGTACCAGATTCAACCTCAGTAAACTCTTCAAGGATGATATCGTTCCTGACATGACCAAGAACCATCCTTTTCTGAGCATCAAGACCAAGACCAGAATCACCCTGCTTGCGTGTTGATACTCTGTAGTAGGCTATGTATTTCTTCATTTTAGTTTTCATTTTCGTAAAACTCATTCATCTCGTATATAAAATTCTCAAGAGTAAGAATGTTGTTGTAGGAAAGAGATATGTATTTATAGTCAGACACATCAATCTCAATAACATCATCTTCACTTATAGTGCAATTTATACCATCAAGTTCAGCGTCAACTATTTGAAGACTACCAACCCCCTCTTCACTTATAGTTATTTTACCTGAATTGGGAAAAAGAACTTTATCTATTTCTATTTCGTTTTTCATAGTTCCATGTTTTTCATAATGTGAGTAATTACATCTACAGTCCATCCGTTACCTAACATCTTGTAACGCTGAGAGTTAGACACCTTTTGCTTTCCATCTTCCATAACCAATGTGTATCCGTCAGGAACAGTCTGAAGTCTCTCGCACTCAAGTGGTGTAAGCTTACGCCAAGTTAAATCATTTTTCTTTATTCCTGTGGCGTGATATGTTCCTTTTCTCTCAAAGTTTGATTTTGAAGACTTGTAGTATTGAGATTTAATTGTTTGTGACTTATCTGGAATACTCTCCACAACCCCCATCTCGTGACTTGCTGCGGTAAGACAGTTTGACTTATCTTTCATTGAGCGACCCCTACGTGTCTTTGAATCGGGAAATGTAAGGTCAAGCCCCTCACCTTCACCTGCTTCAGCGTAACCTTTCTTGGTAGCCTCTGGGTGTCGGAGTTTGTCATCTACCTGTATGAGTGTCATTCCGTTGTTACCAGCTCCTTTGTACATCGTAGCAGAAGTACATAAAGCCTTGTCATCCACATCTTTGAGATGTCTTCGGTTTCTATCTGTATGTTTTACAGGAGCCTCACCTGCCATACCACTCTCAATAATATCCTTCAGTACAATACCCTTGTCTTTAGGTTGTCCTACATTAGGAATGTTTGTCCAGTACAACCGCTTACGTGTCTGAGCAGATACCAACGATGAGTTGATTTCAATAGGCTCAACACCCATATATTCCGTAATGATATCTTTAGACTCCTGTTTCATCTTGACATTCTCAAGCAGGAAGTACTTGGGTTTCAGTTCCTTAACGATCCTGACGTATTCAAAGAACAACTTACTACGTGGATCATCAAAGTTCAGCATCTTACCTGCAAAGCTAAAGCCCTGACAAGGACTCCCACCTATTACTAAGTCTATCTTGTGATTGCCGAAAGTCTCCTTGGTAACGAACTGAACATCTCCTAACTGTATTGTGTCAGGAAAGTTATGTTGTGTTACCTGCATTGCGTACTTGTCAATCTCACAAGCAAAGTACTTGTTGACCTTTATGCCTAACTTGTCAAGAGCAATCTGCCCACAGCTCATCCCATCAAATAGTGATAATACGTTTATTCCTTCTTTCATTTGTTTGTTTTTAAAATGGTAGTGAATATTCTTTGTTTACATTGTAGTCAACTCCGTTCAGTTTAAACTCAGTCAACGTGTTGAAGTTCAAGGTACGATATGCTTTCTTACTTACATCGTACACAGGAAGATAACCACGCTCCAGGGCATTGTACTTTGCACCCTTACCGTTGATTGCTTTCTTTACAACCTTCTTGCAGGTCATCTTTCTTAGGGATCCATCTTTCTTAATGAACCTGACACTAAAGAATCTACCATTGTTAGCTGATAGAATCTTACCCATTGCTTCTGTTGGTGTTACTGTTGTTTTCATTGTTTTAATTTATATAGTTTAACTCTTTTCCTATTGACTGTATTGTTGACAAAGACATAAAGTCCATATTATCCCCATCGAAGTTGTACCAATACGGACTCTCCTTTGGGTTATAATATAATGGATCACCCATCTCAATATTGAAAAACTCTGAGGGGTGTATCTCCAGTTCAGATACATTAATCCAAGCACAGACATCCTTGTTTGCTCCATTGAATATTTCTTTAGCCTTCTTTATATTATTGTGAAGAACACAACCCTTCATTATAAGACTCCATCTGTTAGGGTCAAGATAAAGAACATTGGAATCATCTTCAACCTTCCATTTCATAAAAGTCTTTCCTTTAGCCAAATTGAATCTAACCTTTGCGTTTTCTATTATCATATTTATGATTTTGCTGTTACTAATACATCTACTTCCACCCATCCTTTTTCAGACCAAGTAGGTTGAGCGTTAATTCCTTCTGACTTCAATTCCTTGGATAAGTCTTTAGCCGCCATCCATAGGTCTGGGTCTGGTGTCTCATCGTGTTCCTCATCGTAACAAACATCCCCTCTACACTCGTATTGGTTAGTGTGTTCGTTCCAAGAAAACTCCCATCCGTTTACTCTTCTGTAATTTCTCATTGTTTTATTTGTTTTGCTCATCACTCTATT